TGATTTGGCACCGGAGAAGCGGCAAGGACAAAACGGCATTGAATTTCGCAGTTTCGCAAATGTTCCCGGAAAACGGCGGTAGGATAGGCACTTACTATCACCTGTTTCCCACATATGCACAAGGCAAAAAAGTGATGTGGGACGGTGATGACAAGACCGGCTATAAGTCGATGAACCACTTCCCGGGCTTTAACGCCAGCCGTCATCCTGCCGGCATAGTGGCACGCAAGAACGAGACAGAGTTACGCGTTGAGCTTACAAACGGCAGCGCTTATCAGATCATTGGCACCGATAACATTGACAGCATCCGTGGCACTAACCCGGCCGGGGTTATCTACAGCGAGTATGCGTGGCAGAATCCGCAGGCTGAGCTGATACTTAGCCCTATCCTGGCAGAAAACGGCGGCTGGGCTATCTTCAACTCTACACCGCTAGGGCATAACCACTGTGAGGGGCTATACCGGATGGCTAAGGGTAATCCTGACTGGTATTGCTCGCTATTAACGGTGGACAGCACCCGCGATCACGACGGCAACCTCATTTATCCGCCTGAAAAGATTGAAGCCGAGCGCCGGCGCCTGATTGCACAGGGCAAGAGCGAGTCTGACGCGGAGACGTTCATACAGCAGGAATATTATTGCAGTTTTGAAGGCTATCTCGAAGGCAGCTACTACAGCGAGCAGTTACGTGCAGCTAGGGCACAGGGCCGCATCAGCCGGGTGCCGTGGCGGGTTCGTGAGCCTGTCTACACGTTCTGGGACATTGGCGTCGGCGACTCAACGGCTATCTGGTTTGGGCAGCGGTATAAACACTTGATGTTGTTCGTGGATTACTATGAGGACCACGGCAAACAGCTGAGCTTTTACGCCAAGGTATTGCATGAGAAGCCCTACTTGTACGGCGGGCACTACTGGCCGCACGACGGCAAGAATAGAGATTTTAGCGGCCGCGAAGGCGAGGATCGCAGGGACACTGGGCAGCGGCTAGGGGTACGGCCCATCTACATCGTACCGCGTGGCGATGTTGATGACGGCATTGACTCAGCTAGACGGCTGTTCAGCCAGTGCTGGTTTGATGCCAAGTTATGCGCTAAGGGGTTGGACGCATTAGCATCTTATCACAAGGAATGGGATGAGGATCGCAAGGAATTCAGGCAGCGGCCGTTTCACGATTGGGCGAGCCACGGGGCAGACGCGTTTCGCACAATGGCCAAAAGCAAGTGGGACTGGCCGGTGCAGGATGACGAGCACCACAGGCTACCGCCGAGTGCAATGTCGGCATAATCTTATGCTACGTTACAATTGGCATATAGGATTACGTTATGGTAACGTCACGGGCATGGAAGCGCCTAAATGTAGAATCTGTGGCGGCAAGCATTACGCAGCACAGCCACATGTGTTCAAGGATGAGCCACGGGAGCGTCCTCGCACCGTTTCAGACACTAACCCGGCAGGAGTGCCGCGACACCCCTATGTGGCAGCACCGGCAATAGGCAAGGCTAAGCATTGCGTTACTTGCCGGTGTTTCCCTATGACGCCAGCCGAGCGGCAGAAAGCGTATAGGCAGCGGCATAAGGGGTAATGATGACACGCTATCTTTACGTAATTTCAGATGGTGAAAACTTTAAAATCGGTATAACTCGTCAACTAGACTACCGCCTAAGAACTCTCCAAACAGGTAATCCGCGTCCGTTGAAAATGGTGGCTCACTTTGAGCACGAAAGAATACCGGCAGACCGTTTTGAATTCTATCTTCATAAGTTTCTAGCCAAATACAGATTAACAGGAGAATGGTTTGACGGTGCGGCTTTACGTGTCCAGATGGTAGTGCAAACGTTGCGCGAGCAACGCGGCGAATGGTATGCGCGTCTCGGCAGTTTAACAGTTGTGGATGATCCAGACTGTAATGGTACGTGGTTAGGAGAGGTTTTCTATAGTGTTTACTAATCTACGCAGGCAGTAATGTTCATTCTCCCATCACGCGGCAGACCCCAGAACGTTGCGCGGCTAGTGGAGCACTACCGCTACACCGACGCTAGTGCTCCCGTGGTGCTCTATCTCGACACCGACGACCCGAGCCTTAACGATTATGCACTGATAGACATGCCGCCGACCTGGACGGAGCGGGTGTACGGCAGGGCGCCTTATAATCCTGTTTGGCATATCAATAACCGCCACTTCAACGACTTTCCGGATGAGCCCTGGTACGGCCACATTAACGACGACATGGTGCCGCGGACGTACCATTGGGATCAAGAGCTGATTGCTACCGCCGGCAGCGATTACATCGCCTACGGTGACGACATGCTCCAGGGAAAGCGCATGTGCACGTTTCCAGTGATTGGCGGGGATCTAGTGCGGCACTTTGGCCGGCTGATGTTCGAAGGTTTAAACATCGATTCAGCATGGATGCTGCTCGGTTACAAGCATGGACTGCTGCGCTATCGGCCGGACGTTAAGTTGGAGCACTTGCATTACACGGTGGGCAAGGCGCCGTTTGACAGCACGTATGATGTCGATGAGGCGATACGCAACGGCGGCAGCTGTGAGGCACTGGAAGCGTTCATGCGGGAGTGGATCTTACCGGAGCGGTTTGCTGAGGCGGCAACATGAAAGATGAAGTTGACCCTCTCGGCACCGCAGTTACCGATTACATTGACGTACTTGAGGGCAAGAAGCCTGCGGCCGCCGCCCAGGTTAACGGCGAGCAGGAGTTAACCAACGAGCAGCGCCGGCGCGTGCCTTACATTATCGCCCTGTATAGAAAGCCCTGCTATCTCTGCGATCAGGAGCCGCCGTGTCAATATTTCCTACCCTGGAAAACCGCCGACGCTGTTACGCCGTGGAAGATTACGGCAATCTGTAGCAGCTGCCGCGCACTGCCGGACGTGAAAGAGCGCATAGAGGCAAGACTGAGAGAGGAGTTGGCCGAGTGAGCTGGCAGATTACGCTTGCGTTTTTATTGTGTGCATTAGCGTCGAATCTATTTGCGCAGACATCGCCCGACGGCATGCGCATACCGCCAGGACAGATTATTGATGCGCAGGGCGTGGTTTGGAAGCTAGGCATTATCGCCAATCATACACCGCAGGAGTTAATCCCCGTTGTCCAGATGGTCTACTGCAACCAGACGGTCTATGCGCTGAACGGTGCGGATAAGAAATGGTACACAGGCAAACCGGGAACGGCGTGGACGCTAGTTGGCACTATTGATCCTTGCAAATGAATTATTAACTGAGGTGTTGGATGGATAACTTAAAGAAGCTGCAGCAGAAGCACGATGCCAAGATTAAAAAGCAGAGTAAGCCGCCTGCGGGCATGATGGGTGTGTGTAAGGGGCACGACATGGCGGAAGAGAAAGGCGAAATGAAGAAAGGGGGCAAGTAATGGGACTAATGAAACCAAAGCCGCAGGGCAAAGGCATTGTGAAGGCGCTCGGGCAGAAGGGCACCACCGGCAACTTCAAGAAGATTGAAGCGGCCAAGGGTAAGGGGGCGGCAATCGGCGCATTACAAAATAAATTGGCCAAGAAGCGCGGCCAACCGATTCCGTATTAGCGCAATGGGCAAGGCCTACTTCGACAATAACTTCGTATGTATTAACGATAACGGCGACTGTGTGGCCATGAGCGATGTAGTGAGAACAATTGAGATACCCGGCCGGCGCGTGTGCGAAGTGGACCGGGATTATTTCGAGCAGCACTATACGCGGGTGGACGAGAACGGTAAGGAAGTGGCGATGAGCGAACCGCCTTATCTTGTCGTGCGTAACAGTGACAGTAAGGTGTTCAAGCTGGCTAAGTACGTGCCTTACGGCTGGCAGGCACGGGATTGCGTGTACTTAGAGGAATTATGATGACATTTTGCCTCTGTTTCACAAGCTAGTTGAGGAGCGTTGTGAACTTTACCTGGCGATATGGAAAGAGGATTACAAATTCTATTTTCCGCATCACGATGGACAAGAGCTAGTGCTAGCCGATGTGTTGCAATGTTTCGGTATAGACTATGCCAGCTGGAGGAACTATGAAAAAGAAACAAACAAAACAGCCAAAGACAACGCCGCCGCAGGGTAAGTTTATCAATCAGACTTACGGCGGCAAGGGCGACATGAGCCACATTGTTAGCGACAAGCAGCAGGAAGATGGTGAAGTAGGTTATGACAATGAAGGGCAGTTCGGGATCGGGATGAGTAAGGGGAAGTAAAGTGCAGGTTTATCTCGGGCAAACCCGCAGCCACTTACTGATTGAATCTTTCAATAATCAGGGGCTATTTGGTGAAATGACCTCGCGGGGCGAGTTTCCGCCTAGACGTTTTCCTTGGGCTTATGACAACGGGGCGTTTAAAGATTGGATGGCGGGAAAGCCTTTTAATCGCCAAGTGTTTGTTGATGAGATTGCCGAGATAAAAGAGTTTATCACACCGCCGGATTTCATTGTACTGCCCGATATCGTCGGTGGTGGAGAGAGAAGTTTAGATTTCAGTTTTGAATGGATTTCGTCATTGATAGGAATTGCGCCTCTATATCTCGCAGTTCAAGACGGCATGGATTCAAGGCATCTTGAAGATGTTGCCGATTACATAGCCGGTATCCTAGTCGGTGGAACTCTTAGCTGGAAGCTTCAGACCGGAGAGAGTTGGGTTCACTGTGCTCATGTTTTAAAGAAGAAGGCTCACGTCGGCAGAGCGGGAACGGCTAATCGTGCCGCATGGTGCAAGCGCATTGGAGCCGACAGTCTTGACTCGGCCTTGCCCCTTTGGAGCAAGGGAAATTTAGACCGATTCATGGAAGGACTCACCCGCAATATTCCAGAATTGCCGTTTGATCCGAAAAGAATCACTCATGTGTGCTAAGGAAAAATAAGTGCCAATCTATTCCAACCCAACCCAGTTAGCCTCATTACAGTCCGGCCGCAAGTTCAGCGGCAACGATGCGGCAACACAGAACGCCGCAGCGGCTGATGCCAAGCGCGATCTCACCGACTTTATAGGCAAGATCAAGCTTGACATTGACGCGTGCTGGAAAGTAACCGAGCCGTGGCGGTTACAGGCCGATGAGTCCTACAGATTTGTGGAGAATGATCAGTGGGATGAGCGTGACGCGAAGTTTATGTCCACACCGCCGGCGCGCCCAATGCTCACGTTTAACGATGTTTTGCCGGTAATCAGGATTCTATCTGGCATAGAGAGGCAAAAAGCCGAGTCGTTCAAGGTAAAGCCGCGCGAGGGCGGCGATGTAGACGCGGCTGAAGTACTAACGGAGCTAATGAAGTATGTCGACGATGAAAATCTGGGTTACTATCAGCGGATTCGAAAGTCCAACGATGTCAATATCACGGGACGAGGATACATCAAGACAGACATATCCTACGACGAGAATGTTAACGGCGATATCATTCTTAAGCGACGAAATCCCCTCACGATTTTCAACGACCCTATGGCAGATGAATGGGACGGCACGGATCGTAGATGGGTTGCCGAAGGAGAATGGGTAACTGAGGACGAGGCCAAAGAGCTCTGGCCGGAGTTCGAGGACCAAATCAGGATAGGTGATTGGCTTTCAGGCAACACGGGCATGATGAGCCCCAACTTAGTCGGCGATAAGCTGATAAATTCCAAGCTATTTATCGATCAGGCAACTAAACGCGTTCGCATTTTTGACTATTGGTACAAGAAAGTAGAGCCGGTGATGCTTGCGGTCAACATGGACACTGGCGATACGCGGGTTGCGGACGAGGATTTTGTTACAGAGTATCAGACAATGGACCCGGCCACGCAGCAATCGCTTAAGTTCATGCGGCGTAAGGTGACAACGATCAGAGTTGCCACGATTATGAACTGGATCTTGATGCGGGACGATATTTCGCCGTTTCCGCACCGTTATTTTCCAATCACGCCGTATATCGGGCTGCAATACAACAACGAGCCGTGGGGAATTGTGCAATTTCTGAAGGATCCGCAGCGGCTAGCCAACAAGGGTGTCAGTCAGGCACTAAATCACCTTAACCGCTCGGCTAATTCCGGTTGGCTCAATCATTCTACCCGTGGCGCTAGCAGCACAGTCTTAGAAAAGTTTGGTTCTGTGCCCGGCATTGTTATCAACTACCAGGAAGAGCCGCCGCGCCAGATCGATCCGACACCGCTCAGCGAGGGGCATGTGGGAATGATCCGGT